AACAATATGGATTTAAACCTAAAAAAGCAGCGAAAATAAATTCAAGTTTATGAAATTTGATTATTTGATTACATTGCCTTTAATAAGAAAATCTTTTCTAAGAATAATTTTATTAATAATTATTCTCTTTTTATTATTTGGTGTTGTTACCGTTAAAGCTCGTTATACTTCAAAGGCGAAATGTTCTAATTTTGAAACTCAGAAAGAAGCACAAGAATATTTTAATAGAACAGATGATTTTAGATTAGATCGTGATGCTGATGGTATAGCTTGTGAGGCTCTTCCATGAAAGAAAATGGTGAAAGACTTGCAATTGTCGAAACCGACATGAGAAACTTAAATACAAAAGTGAATAGTATTGAAAACTTATTACAATCTTTACATGGAAAAATAGATATGTTTACTCAGCTTTTAACGGAAAATTATGTCGCTAAAGCAACCTTTGAAGAATATAAAAAAAATCGATTACTTGAACGAGTATTAACTGTTTTAGTTACTGGAGTAATTATGGGTTTAATTGGATTCTTTTTACGAGAAAGAGGAGCATAATGTACGTTTTTGATGTTTTTGGTAGTATTGCGATTATGAGTTTAGGAATTACTCTATTAAGAGAATTAGGGGCTTATAAATCAGCTTTTTGGATAGGTTTATTTCTTATCATTACTTCAATTTTACGTCTTCTTACACTTACTCAACTATTATCACCTACCGATGGAAGAATCATAAATGGTATTTCTGCTATACTCTTTGTAAGTGCTTTACTTATAGAAGGATTAATTAGGAAAAAATAATATGGATAAATTTAATCAATTTAAAAGTTCCACTCTTGGAAAATTTATCGAAAAAGAAGATCCCTCTAACTATGCTCAGTGTATGGATCTTGCTTTTGCTTGGTGTGATATATTAGGAATTCCTCGAGAAACAATAAGACACCTCTATGCCTTTGAAGTCTATACAAAGCCTTCAGACATTACTAAGAAGTATTTTGACTTAATACCTAATGGTCCAACTAATACACCCCTTGTAGGCGATCTCGTGGTCTTTGGGACTAAGGTGGGAGTTGCCGGACATATATCAATTGAAACAGGACGATCAAATAGTAAAGACTTAATTACTCTAGATCAAAATTGGGGCTGGCCGAAATATACAAGAGAAATAACTCATTTTAATTATGATGGTGTTCTCGGTTGGTTACATCCAAGATTACCATTACTAGAAGACCAGAAGATTCAGAAAATTCAAACGATTTTACAAAGCTCTACCACTTCTACAGATAAGTTAGCACAGATTAAACAAATAGTAAGTTAACTATGACGAAATCTCAACGAGCAGAGCTTTGGTTTAAAAATGGTCTTGAGCGCCGAAAATACAAACAATTAGAAGACCATGTAAGCACAATATCTAAGTGGATATTTCTTTCTGCTTTAGTAGTTATTTGGTTAATAAACTATATTCAAGGATTGAGGTGAGATTATGTTTTATACAATAATTTGGTTAATAATTTGGCTAATTGGTGGAGCACCAAGTTTTAATTTTGGTACTTCTATTTTCTTTTCTCTTTTAACAGCTTTGGTCGCCGATTTATTAATCCATAGATATCCATATTTTAAAAAATGAAAGAACTTGGTGGTAGGAAGTACCTCTATCTTCTTTTAATAACCTCACTAAGCTTTACCTTAGTGCTTAGTCATCTCGCAACCTCGAAAGAATGGTTTGATTTCATCCTCGGAATCTCACTCCTCTTCTTTGGTGCTAATGTAGCTGAAAAGTTTGTGAGATCATGATATTAAAAGATGTAGTTGTAAAACAGAAAGCAATAGAATATAATAGAATCTATGCTTCAGTTTCGTGGTAGGTATTATAAATATAAAGGAAAGCTAGCCGATCAGATTATCAACGATTACACCTCAGGAATGTTGATAAAAGATATCATTAAAAAATATAATATTTCTTTTGGCGGCTTATATGGATTACTAAAAAGGGAAGGAATTAAAAATGCCTCGTAAAAGAATGATTGATCCGACTATTTGGGAAGATGAAAACTTTGGTAAATTATCCAAAGATGCACGTCTTCTCTTTATTGGTTTATTTTCTAATGCTGATGACGAAGGAAGAATAAGAGCCAACCCCTCATATATTAGATCCACAATTTTCATGTACGATGACCTTTCAATTAAGAAAATAGAGGACTTAACAAAAGAAGTTTGCTCAATTATGAACTCTGTGAGTTTTTATGAAGTAAATGAAAACAAATTTATTCAATTAGTAAAATGGAATGATTATCAAAAACAACAAAAAGACCGTGTCCAAGCCTCAATCCTACCTTCGTTAGCAAGTGCTAAGCAAGTGCTAAGCAGTAGTATAGCAGATGCTAAGCAAATGCTGACACAAGTTAAGTTAAGTAAAGATAAGATAAGTCAAGTTAAGTTAAGTAAAGATAAGGCGTCTCTCACTTATTTGACGGATGATATTTTACAAGAAATTGTTAACGATTATCAAGTCCCCTTATCTTTCGTACAATCAAAACTTGATGATATGAAAAATTGGAGTGCTGCTAACGGCAAGACGTATAAGGATTATAATGCCGCGCTTCGTAATTGGGTCAAGAAAGACGCTATAAATATCAGGAAGGAGGAGTATGCAAAATCAAAAGTTGCAATTATCCTTGACTGATTTGCCTGAAAAATGGAAACCAAAATATATAATTAAGCGTATTGATGAGCAACCGATTGAAATTTCCCTTGGTGCGAGGGATGCAATTCTAGCGGAATTAAAAAAAGATGCGAGATTTATTCTAGTAAAAGATCACGTATTAATGCTTAATTCAATTAAAAGTATTGACCCGCTTTGGAAAAACAATATCCCTCCAAAACCAAAACCACTTTTTATGTACAATGGTGCAAAAGTTGATTATCCAATGAGTGAAGAAGCAGAAAATCAAGTAGAGCTTGATGAATGGGAAAAATATTTTGGAGAAATTTTGACTGGGTCTGATATAAAAGCGACTATTGACAATACCTAGATATCTTGATATCATCTACTTATGACAAAACAAAACTTAATACCAGTAAAACAAATAGCAGTTTATTTAACTGAGCAAGATCATAAAGATCTTAAGAGATCAGCAATAGACAGAGATACATCGGTTAGTGCAATTATTCAAGAGATAGTAGGAGAATATTTGAGATTACATAATACCGTATCAGGAAAATAATATGAAAGATATTAACGGACACGAATCAAATAGTTTATTCAATACAGATATAGGATTACTTTGTTCAGATTGTTATACAGAGCTTTTAGAAATGAGACAGCAAGAAATGGAATTAGGTATTATGGATGCAGCAGAAAGTTTTTATGAACCAAGACTGGGAGAATATTTAGGAAAATAATTATGAATAAAATACTATACAAATTAATTAAAAGACGTAATAAAAGACTTGCGACTATCTCAGAAGGTTTTGTTAGACATTTAAATGATAAAACTTATGATGTAATTTTAAAAGCTTTTAATGATGAAATGGATGCAAGTGCAGAAAATAGCAAAACAGATCTTGAAATACTTTTTCCAATGCCTTTAGAAGGTCATGAGGTGCATTTTAAGAGATGTTTAGATGCAAAGATGTCGTTTTGTATATGTCTTTTGAAAGAGATCACTACAGAGTCATATTTGAGAGATTATTGTCTCGGTAAGGCGGTGATTAATTTATGAGTTTTTATGGAGAAAATGAAAGTGTTGAAATTCCTTCAACAAGTAATTATATGAAATGGGAAGAAGGAGATAATCGATTTAGAATTTTAGGATCTTTTAGTGAAAAAACGGCGATTCAAGGACTTTTATATTGGAAAACAATTGAAGATAAAAGAAAGCCTATTCGACTTCCTAAAAAAGCAGATGGAACATTCCCAAGTGTGCCAGTTGCAGAATTAGAGGTAAATAAGTATGGTAATTTAGATATGCCAAAATATTTTTGGGCTTTGCCAGTTTATAACTATCAAGAGAAAAAAGTACAAATCTTAGAAATATCACAAAAAGGTATTTTGAAAGGTATTCAAGCTTATATTTCTAACAAGAAATGGGGCGATCCAAGAGATTACGATGTTATCGTTAATCGAGGAAAAGAAGGAGAAAAAACTGTTTATACAGTTACAGTCGATCCAAAAGAAAAACTTGATGATTCAATTATTGATAGCTATTTAGCTATGAATATTAATATTCAAGCTCTTTTTACTGGAGATGATCCTTTCGCACAAAAAGACGATTCTGAGGAAATAGCAAATCAAGTTCCTTAGTTGTATTGTTAGATAACGTCAATGCTTATACTGCTACTCAAATTAAAAGGTTGCTTCCTAAAAATGTGACAGTAAATGAAAATGTCAAAGAAATAGGTTATCAGCTTGACGATAGTAGAGCAGATAAATTGGCAAGATTACTTATTTACATGATTGAAAACAAAATGATTATTGTGGACGAGAGATTTATGATTAAACGCTATGAGTAATAAAATATGTCCATGGTGTTATCAGTTAATTGATGAGCCAGTTAAAAATACTAGGGAAAGGATTGAGATGGCAGCGTCTATGGAAACTGGTAAGCGAATTTATTATGCAATCAGAGATGCAAAACTATTCAGATCTATAGATTTATGCAACTTGGATTACACGTTACTCATGATTTATAGAAAAGAAAATCCTTTGGTAAGGTGTCACGGAGATCTCGAATTAGCTTACGGGAAAATGATTTTAGAAGATAAATATAAAAATATGTGAGTAATCTCCCCTAGCAGGAGTTAGGAGAAGGAATTATATGAAAAGAATTATTAAATACAGAGTTTGGAGATCAGCTTTAAAACAAATGTTTGATTGGGAGCATCTAATTAGGAATAAATGGGAATTTGCAGATGTTGTTTCGGAAGAAGTTGATGATAGATGGATGCAATTTACGGGTTTACTCGATAAGAATGGGAAGGAAGTTTACGAAGGAGATCGTATTGCTTGGCTAAATACGTATAACGACGTCATAATTGCAGTTGTTTTATGGAACGAGGATTTAGTTGGATTTGATATGCCTAGACTAAGTGGAAGACTTATACCAGTAGAGATAATTGGGAATATTTATGAGAATCAAGTTGAGTTCAGCTCTCAGTAGTAATCATTATGAACAATATCCATTATTTAACACAACAAGATTATTTATTAATGACAAGCGTAGGTTTAGTAATAGTTTTATTTTTAATCGGGAGACTGAAATAGACGGGAGGTGAATAGATTATGGCAGATAAAAAAGAAAATACTGGGGACCGGAATACAGGGGACCGGAATACAGGGGACCGGAATACTGGGTACTGGAATACTGGGGACCGGAATACTGGGTACTGGAATACTGGGGACCGGAATACAGGGGACTGGAATACTGGGGACTGGAATACTGGGAACCGGAATACTGGGTACCTGAATACAGGGGACCCAACTGTTCGCATGTTTAACAAAGATACTGGCTTACAGTTTGGTGAAATTAATTTTCCAAACTATTTCTATTTTGATTTAACAGAATGGATTTATGAAGAAGATATGACAGATCAGGAAAAAGAGGACCATAAAGCCGAGTATAAGATTACAGGTGGCTATCTCAAAGAAAACGAATGGCTTGATTGCTGGAAGAAAGCATGGGAGAAGGCAACGCCTGAAGATCGAGAGAAAACCCTTAAGCTTCCTAACTTTGATGCGAAGATCTTTAAAGAGATTACAGGCATTGATACAGAGGAAGAGGTAAAAAAGGAAACAATCAAAATTGGAGAATTGGAATTTGATAAGTCTGAAGTTGAACGCAGACTCAAAGACCTTAAACCAATTAAATAAAGAGGCAGACTGGGGCGTCGTATAGTATAAACGCGCATGAAAGAAGGTGAATCATTATGAAAGATAAATTTAGTTTAACAGTTTTAGCAGCAATAGGAGCAATATTTATTCTCGCTTTTGCTTTGACTGTGTCAGCTCACGAAAATCAATGCAATGCTAATAATCCCGAGAATTGTCCTATTCCAACACAGATTTGTAATAATGGTGAACATACGGGTAATCCTCATTGCCAACCAAGCCCAACAAGTACACCAGAGGTCACAGAAACGCCTATACCAACAGTTAACCCATGTGATGAGTTAACAGAGGAAGTAGCGCCTAATGCCCCTTGCGTGACGCCTACGGCCTCTCCTAGCGCTACGTTGACACCAACGACAACGCCTACTCAAACTCCTCAACAGGGTAAAGAGGAGACAAAGACAGCAGGAAATAGTGCTGAGGTTAAAGGAATAACAATAACGCCATGTAGACCAGGAGTATGCGGATGGAAATGATCTAGAGGGGGGGCTGCGAGAAATCCAAGACGCAGATAATAAGCTAAGGCTAATCTATGGTTATTATCAATACCGTAGATAATAAATAACTAATCTATGAAACAACCAATATTTAAATTAACAGAACATCAAGTCCAGACGGAGCTAATTAATTACCTAAGAATTAAGGGATGGATGGTTATGCGCTTGAACTCAGGCAAGTATTCAGTTGGAGAGGGTCGAAATAGACGGTTCATAATGGGCCAAGAAGCTGGTACACCTGACTTAATGTGTTTCAAAAAGATTACTTACCGAGCAAATCCTGCGCTTATGCTAATGGTTGAGAAAACCCAATTGCTCTTTATTGAAGTGAAAATACCTGGGAATAAGCCTACAGCGCTTCAGGCAGCTAAAATGAAGGAGCTTGAGGAATATGGTGCTAAATGCTTGGTAATACATTCTATTAAGGAATTACAAGAAGCAGGTTTATGAAAATAACAACTGATTATCAAACATTCGAAAAATATTATAAAGAAAAATCTGAATATTCAGGAAAACCTTTACAATCTGATCTTACTGGTTATAGAGCATTAGATATTATTCAGGAAGTATTTGAAGAATTAGCAAAGGAGGAAGAGGTGGATAGGTGATTTACGGCTGGGTATTGGAATACCATATAAATGTGCTGAAAATATCAGGATAAGTTCTGTAGGTTCAGACTAAGCAATTAAAGTTCGCGAACGTATCCAGCCATAAATCAATTCTTATTCAGTCTTAAGGAAATATGGATAATAAAAAACAAGCAATTGGGTGGTTGATATTAATGATAACTTTTGGCATATGTTGTTTTATTTTAGGCGTATTAATGTCTGGTCCCAAAGATAAAGAATTTGAGATAAATATGCATCCACCTTGTGGCAATAGTTTTAAGAGTTATTCTATGGAATATTACCAAGATGGTAGATTGAAAAGTTGGAAGTGTGAGTCTTAAGGAAATATATGAAAATACAATATTTAGGATTATTACCATTATTAATTATTTCTATAATTGCTTGGAGTAAAGCTATTTCATTTTATTTGAAATATGGCACATGTAATTATATGGACGAGAGAATTCCGACAGATAGTGATGCTTTAGGTTGGTTAACTTTTGTGACTATAGAAGTAGGTGCGATTACTATGGGCGGAATAATTTGGGCATTAATTTAATCCCAGAGAAATAATATGAATGTAAAATTTAAAAATATTACATAGCAAATAAGATGCCTATGTAGTGAGGACATATGAAAATAACAATATTAGAAACAAGTAAATTATTGAAAGAAGCGGGATTTCCGCAAGAGAATTGTGAGTTTTATTACTTTAATCATTTCTCTGATGAATTTATAGTACGTAGAAAAGAAAATATGACTCATGTATTAACTGACCAATTTAAGCATCTTGCTTTTGCAGCCCCAACCGCAGAAGAAGTGCTTGATGAGTTGCCAGAAATAATAAGTAGTGAACCAAATGAGCTTGTAGGCACAGGAAAAACTTACTTAACCATTCAAAAACTTGGATATTATGAAGTAGGTTACACATTAACTAATGGAGATATGCTTTTTGATAGTGTAGAAGATAAATCTTTGAGTGAAGCCTTGGCGAAAATGTATTTATACTTAGCCGAGAAAGGATTGTTGAAATGAACGATAAAGATAAAATATTGGAGCAAGTAGGATATGCAGTTATTGATGTCCTTTGTAATGGCAACTATATGGGTGGTTTTGCTGCGGTTGAAGTATCAGAAAAAGTTGTCGAGAATCTTAGGGAAAAATTAAATAAATTGTTATAAAAATGAATCATAAGCATAAATTTAATAAAACAGTTATTCAATCAGAAGTTAATTTATTTTTTATAAGTATACCTTTGAGTCATCAGGAAGATTATATTTGTAAATGTGGTAAAAAACTATCAGAAGCAATAGAATTGTTATCAAAATAAAGGAGGAGTTATATAAAAAATAAAATACATTGGCAATTAACATTATTACGTGACCATGATTGGATGCCTACTCTTCTAGTAAGATTTGTGGATTGGTTACGATATGGATACTTTTATGACTAAAACTGAAATATTAAAAGAGTTAACAAAATTACGAGACATTTACCCTAGTCAGGTAAGGAGTTGGGATAGCTCTGATGCTGATAAATGGTGGGATACTCAAGTTAATCTACTCCTTGACCAAGTAAGGGAGCAAACGCTGGATGAAGTGGTAAAGGAAGTAATTGGGGAAGATGACAAGATTAAGGGTTATACAAGAGCTGGTACACCATTTGACGATTGCGTAAGAGATCATTCCTATTTTAGAGAAAGAAATGATTTAAGAGAACAACAACGTGAAGCTCTCACCAAATTGAAAGGAAATAAATGAATAAAATAATGTTTTTTATTTTAATGACACCGTTCCTAGCTTTTTTAGGTATATTATTTGCATCATGGAAAAAGTTTGAATATAAGGATCAGACAGAGAAATATTTTTTTATGAGACTTTGGATATTTATTATTTTGTCAGGCTTTTGGGCATTTTACTTTCTATGAATAACACTGAAACAGTAGAAGATTGGGAGAAAAGATTTGATAAGGAATTTATGGCTGATGGAGAGTTATTGATGACAGATGAGGTACCGGATGATGCGTCAGATATTAAACAATTTATTCGTCAGGAATTTGTTCTCAGAGATAAACAACTCAGAGAAGAGATCATAAATGAATTAAAAAAAGATGGAGCAATTATCATTAAACCTAAAACAAAGTTTAAGCCTGGAGATAAAGTTAAGATTTCTAATGATACAAATGCGGAGATTGAAATATACACTTTTTTAGAAGGAGGTAAATCATGAATAGTTTAATATCTAAAATCATCTCATTAGCTGAAGAATATAAGCAAGATGCTGATCATGATACGCCTTGGTTTGAGGGAGAGTTAGAGAAGCTCTTAGCCTTTCAAGGATATGAATTGACAACAGAATATGTTAAGAAGATTGAGAAGCTTCGTGATATTACGAAACCATCTAAGAATCATCATATATGAAGCTAGATATATTTATGTATATATTAGGAGTATTAAGTGGAATATTAATTGGATTAATAATAAGTTTTTGAGAACTTTATCGATGTCAGTAAAGAATGGATAGTATAATTATAAGTTTAGAAATAGGTTTACTTGCTCTGATAGTAATCATTGGACTGGCAATGTTTACTAAAAAGCTCGATAGTATCCATCGTGATGTAAGAAGATGTATTGAATTAGGATTCTGCAAAATCTTATTATGGAGATTGTCCACACAAAATATATGAATAAGAGAATACTCATCATATCTAGCCATCCTGATGATGAAAGTATTTGTAGTGGTGGTCTTATTATGAAAGCTAAAAAAGAAGGAGATAAAGTATATGTTCTTTTTATGGCTACAGGTGATTCAAGACAATTTATGAATGGAGAAACTAAACAATCTACAAGAATTGATGAAATTAAAAAAGCTGCTAAATTCGGTAATTTTGAATATTCTATTGGCTTCTATGAGAAAAGTACCATTGTTGATACTTTACCTCAAAAAGCATTAATTGAAACAATTGAAGATTATACAAAAATAGTTAAACCTGATTTGGTTGTTATTCCTAATCGAAAGAGCTTTAATCAGGATCATAGAGCTGTAGCAGAAGCTTGTCTAACAGCTTTTAGACCAATTCCTAAATCTCTCCATCCACAACCTAAAATAATTCTTGAGATGGAAGAACCCTATTTATGGGAAGGATTTAGACCTAATTTCTATGTTGAGATTTCAGATATTGAAGAAAGAATGCAATTATATAAGTGCCATACTACACAAGTACCAAATCCTCCTCACCCAAGAAGTATTGAAAATTTAACAAGACTTGCTGGTATGAGAGGTAATGAAATAAGTACACAATATGCTGAAGGATATAATTTAATTAAAGAACAAATATGACAATAGCATTTCAAGGTTATCGAGATTGGGCAAAACAAATATTTAAGAATATGAGAGATCTACAAAGTTTTGAAATAAATAATTATGGAGTTACTCAATGCACTTGGGAAATAAGTTCAGTAGCTAAAGCTGATGTGATTTTATATTATGGTTGGTCTAAGATAATTCCAAAAGAAATATATACTAAAAAGATTTGTTTAATTCTTCATCCATCACCTTTACCAAAATATCGGGGTGGCTCACCTTTACAGCATCAAATAATGAATGGTGAAGAAATGAGTGCTGTAACTATTTTTCAAGCAACAGGAGAAATGGACGCAGGGCCTATTTATTCACAAACTCCATTTTCACTTAAAGGCTCATTAAATCAAATATTTGAAAGAATTATTGATATTGGTATACAAGAAACAATTAAGATTTTAAGTAATCTGGAATATAATAAAACAAAACCATGGATTCAAGATGAATCACAAGCTACTTTATTTAAACGAAGAAAACCAGAACAGAGTGAATTAAAGCCTGATATTTTTTATTCATGTAGTGCAAAAGGATTATCGAATTTTATTCGAGCCTTAGATGATCCATATCCTAATGCTTTTATTAAATGTGTTGATGGAAAGAAATTATATATTAAAAAGGTAGATTATGAAAATTAAAGCGACAGAAGTTATTGAATTTGCTAAAGATTATTATCTTTTATCAAATGATCATATATATACTAAAAGTAAACCTATTTTAATTGGGGGAAGAATTAAACTTGAATACGCATTAGAAGGTATTACTTCTGATATGATTATTGCTACAAGCGGAAATGATCGCAGATGTATTATCTTGGTTGATTTTACAACAGAAGAATGTTTAGCGCTTGCAAATAAGGCTAATAGAGAACTTATGAAATTGAAAGGAATAAATTGAATCATCAAGAAACTCAATTAATTAGAAAATGGTGTAAATTAAGAACACCAGATGGATCAAAACGATTTGTAAAAATTGTACAATCATTTTTTAATGGTCTAGAGCAAGAAGAAAGAAATAAAATGCTCACAGAAATGAGAAATTATATTTTCGCTGTTAAATGTGGTAATATACAACCAGGACCTATTGAATATGCATGAACATAACCAACCAGTTTATTCACTTAATAACAAATTAGTTTGCGATGAATGTGTACAAAATGAAGATAGAGGAAAAAACGAATGTTTTCATTTATGTCATCAAAAAGGTAAAGATAATTGTAATGGATGTAAACAGTTTCATAGATAAATATGTCAGCAGGTAGACCTACAGAGTATAAGCCACAATATCCTCAGCAAGTTATTGAGTATTTAAAAACGTGTGGAGGATCAAATCAAAAACTTCCGAAACGTGTTGATTTAGCATTAATGTTTGATTGTAATGAAGAAACTCTTACTGAGTGGGGTAAAGTAAATTCTGAATTTTCCGCTGCCTTAACGCGTGTAGATGCCATGCAGAAGGGTCAATTAATGGATGATGGTTTTTATGGAGGTAAGGAAGTTAATCCTCGAATGGGACAATTTCTCTTATCTGCTAATCATGGAATGAAAGATCGAAGTGATATTACAACTAATGATAAGGAATTACCTCAACCAATTCTTAGTGGTATTGTAAAAGATGATTAGTATGGTATACTTATGGTATGGGTATATATCTCCGAGATAATAAAGGTAGAATCCTCAAAGGTAATAATTTAAAACATGGTTTAAGTAATAATCCAATATATGATTGTTGGATTGCAATAAAAGCTCGCTGTTTAAATTCTCAACATCCCGAATACAAGAATTATGGTGGTAGAGGGATTAAAATTTGTAGTCAATGGGTAAATAGTTTTGAAACATTTTTAAAAGATGTAGGAAATAAACCTAATAAAAAATCGACAATAGATCGTATTAATAATGATGGAGATTATGAGCCAAAAAATTGTAGATGGATTTCAATTCAAGAACAACAGAAAAATAGAAGAAATAATGGTATTGTTGTTGGGGTTAATTATGAGAAATCTCGTAATAGATGGAGAGCTACAATAACAAGATTTGGTAATAAGACATTTCTTGGAAGATATAAGAATTTTGATGATGCAGTTAAAGCTCGTAGAAAAGCAGAATATGGAATTTAAAGATACAACAGCATTAAGAAAAATTCTTTTAATGAAGAAACGTTTACGAATTGTTCAAGGTGGTTCAAGTGCGGGTAAAACAATAGCAATTCTTCTTATTTTAATTAATATAGCTCAATCTAAACACAATAAACTTATATCTATAGTTAGTGAATCAGTTCCTCATTTAAAACGTGCAAGTATCAGAGATTTTATAAATATAATGCAAGCTCATGGGTATTATAAAGATTCATTATGGAATCGAACCGATTATATCTATACTTTTGAATCAGGATCAAAGATTGAGTTCTTTAGTGCGGATCAATCTGATAAAGTACGTGGCCCACGTAGAGATATTCTTTTTATTAATGAGGCAAATAATGTTAATTATGAAGTTTATACACAATTAGCAATTAGAACAGCAGAATTTATTTATTTAGATTATAATCCTGTTTCAGAATTTTGGGTACACAATGATATTTTAGGACTTAGTAATGATTATGATTTTGATATTTTAACTTATAAAGATAATGAGTTTTTACCTTTTGAGGTTGTAAAAGAAATTGAAGCACGAAAAAATAATAAACAATTTTGGCAGGTCTATGGCTTAGGAGAATTAGGTGTATTTGAAGGACGTATTTATATTGATTGGCAATTACTTGATGAATTACCTATAGAATCTCGTTTAGTACGTTATGGCTTAGATTTTGGTTATACAAATGACCCTACAGCTTCAGACGGATTATACAAATGGAATGATTCATTCATTATTGATGAAACAATACATCAGAAAGGACTCAGTAATAGACAAATAGCAGATATATTTTTAAATATTCCAAGATCTTTAATTATTGCTGATTCAGCAGAACCAAAAAGTATTGATGAGTTATCACAATACGGACTTAAGATAATTGGATCAAATAAAGGAGCTGGATCAGTTTTGCAGGGCATACAATTTGTTCAAGGACAAAAGATATTTATTACTAAACGCTCAATCAATACATTAAAGGAATATCGTAATTACTTGTGGATGACAGATAAAGATGGCAAGACAATTAATGAACCTTCACCTATTTGGAATCATCATATGGACGCTATTAGATATGCTCTAGAGAGTTTCAAAGATAAAAAACCTTATGAGCAACCTACTTCATTTGGCGGTGTTCGTCCACTTTATGAAGAACTTGGCATAGCATAGTTGCAAAATTTATACAAACGCTATACTATTCCATTATGGACCCAGAACCATTTGTGAACCCCAACCAAGATACTCTAGAGAAGTGTCGAGTAAATAAAGAATCCGCTTTTAAATATAGACGTAGACGCCATTTTGATTGGTCAGATAATTATCTTCTTTATCGGGATAAGGTGATGTTAAATCGTCTCACACAACGTCAAAGTGTTAATATTCCACTCATTAAATCAACTATTAAAACATTATTAAAAGATGTAGATGAACCACCACTTATGTATTTTTCAAGTTTAGAGAATAAAGATCAACCAGAAGTTTTCTTTAATGCTTATTGGGAATATGCAGCACAAAGAAATCATTTGATACTTAAAGATATAGTCGATAAGCGACAAGTAATGTTATTTGGACGGTCGTTTAAGTTCATGAATATTGTTGATGGTCATTTCTTCTTTGAGATTGTTGATCCACAAGATGTATTAGTCGATCGATTTGTTGATCCTTCAAATATTGATAGCGCACGCTTTGTCATTAGAGAACATATTTATAAACCCCTTGCTTCTTTATTGAATAACCCAAAGTTTGATACTGAAGCTGTTAAAAGATTACAGAAATATTTAGGAACAGAAGCAGGGCTTATCAAAGTTGAAGAAAATCAATTAGATTGGATTGAGAAACAAAGACGAGAAGCTTCCCTTGGAGTTATTGATGCCTTTCTTCCTATCTTAGGTGAAACATATGTTGAATTAAATGAGTTTTATTTTAAAGAATATGATGCTGAGTTAAATGAAGATGTTATTAAATATATTGTTGTTGCTGAAGAAATGGAAGTACTTTATAGTGAAACACTTGAGAATTGTATTGGTAAAACATCTGATAACTTTTGGCGATCACATTACTCTTGTTCTACTTGGGGCGATGAGACAGAAAGAACTGATTTCTGGTCTGATGGTGTAGCAGATACTCTTAGAACACTTAATAAGATTCTTAATTCATGGTTTAGTCAAATGGTAGAAAATCGAACACTTCAGAATTTCGGTATGAATTACTTTAATTCTTCATTAACAGATGAAGGCTTTCTACCTCAAACTTTCGAACCAGTTCCTTGGGGTTGGTATCCAATTCCTGTAGGAGATAGTGGAAAGATTGCAGATAATGTCATGCGTGTTGATGTTCCTGATCTTTCACAAACAATTGACGAAATTAACTTTATTATGCAAATAGCCCAACAAGCAAGTGCAGCGACATCATTTCAACAAGGAGTTAAGCCAGAAGGACAACAAATTACTTTAGGTGAGGTTAATATTTTAGTAGGTAATGCACAAGAAAGAGTTAAATCAATGGCGGTTTATTATACCGAAAGTTGGAAAGATTTTGGTATTAAATATACTAAAATGCTTGAAGCAGCTGCCGATATGATCGATGAAGTACAAATTGATAGAAAAGGAAGACTTACAAAAAAGAATTATACAAAAGTTATTTCTCCCAAAGATTGGTATCTAAAACAAGGATATAAGGTTGAAGTAACTATGAAAGAAGATCAACAAGCTAAAACCGCTGATGATCTACAAAAACTACAATATCCTAAATCATTAATGCCTACTAATAAAGCTTTAGATGGTATAATTAAACGAAAGAGTCTTGAATTTGCTGATCTTTCAAGTAGTGAAATAGCTGAAGTTACTAAAGAAGATGATATGATTATGAATCAAATGGCACAAATGCAGGCAAGTGGACTTGTACCAGGTGAGGGGCAACCGAGTGCACCTGGATTACCAGCACCTATGCAGCCAATGCAATTACCAGCACAAGCAACAGCATAATATGGATGAAATAGAAAAATTATTAGATTTTGATAAACTTAATTATCTTGAAAGAGAGTATTATCTTAAATCATTAAATCAAGTAGCAGATGCAGAAATAACACTTGAGGATTGGAGAAAATATATAACGCATATGCGTGAGGCAATAGAAAATACTCTTGTAACTGAGCCAGAATATATTTATTCTGAATGGTTGCCTTTTCTTAAAAGATCTAATCCTAAATATCGAGAAGCTATTATACGACTTAAGAATTATTTAATCTTTGAAAGATTCTTTATGAAGAAATCTCAAGCTAAGAAAGCACTTGAGGTTTATAATAAGAAGTTGGGGGTGAAGTAGTTATGCCATTTAAATCAGAAAAACAAAAGAAATTCTTATTTGCTAAAAAACCTAAAGTTGCAGAGAAATTTGTGAAAGAAGGTAAAGGTTATGTTGTTAAAAAGAAATTGACAATCAAAAAGAAATAGTTTATTATTTATTTATGGATCAGGCATCACGAGATGAATTAAATCGTATTCTAGCTTTAGGTGCTGAATCTATTACGCAAAATGATATTGCTTTTCTTAGAGCAAGAAAAACTTATTTGAATAAAGGACAAAAAGAAGAATTTAAGAAAGTATTAGAAGTAAAAGAATAATTTTGCCTTTCCATCTTTAGAGATGCGGGCCCAAAAAATTATGAGTAATCCTACTAACAAAAATAAAGAAGAACCATTAGATGAATCAATCCTCGAAGAAACACCTCCAAATATTAATGAACCTCAAAAAGAAGAAGACCCTATAGAAGAGGAAAAAAAAGAGACAATCCCAGATAAAGAAGAATCAATTGAAGAGCCAGAAGTTTTGGAAGAAAAAAAATCAGAAAATAAAGAGCCAGAAATTGAAACATCCGCTGAAAAGCGTCATAAAGCACAACAGACCGAAGCACAAATACTCGCTGCTCGAAATAGAGAGTTTATTAATAAAGTAGATCAAGCTTCTAAGCTCCCAGAACCTACAATAGATGAATTAAAAGCTTATATTAGTAATGATGGTGCTGAATGGGATGATCTTACCTCATATGAGCAAACAATGGCTAAAAAGAATTATCGTTTAGAAAAGCAATTCTCTATAGTTAATGAAGCAGTTCAAATAACTAAAAAGATTGATGAATGGGCAATTAAAGTAGATGAGTTTATTGATTCAACTGAAAATAAAGCAGAATTTGTTAAATTGCAAGGTCATGAAGCTGAATTTAGAGCCTTTGCAATGAAAGAATCTCATAGAGGAGCTGCAATTGATACACTCCTTTTACCAGCATTTCTTCAGAATCTTCCAACTGTAACTAAAAAAAGAGGTTCTATCTTTGAAACTGGTGGAGGAGGAGAAGCACCTGAGAAACCAGGTAAGATCTCAACAGAAGAAGCAGCACGAATAAGAGAAACTAAAGGAGAGAAGGCTTATAAGCGACTTGTTCAATCAGGTCAAATAGATGATGACATTTGAGGTTGAAGTATTCTTCTTCGTTTAAGCTGCATATGTTGAAATCTCCGCTTACATGGTTCACATAATTGAATGATATTTTGAGGTTTTCTATTGATTTTATTTCCATCTATAAAATAGGATTGACATTCATCCATTCCACATAATTGACAATCAACCTCACTAACTACCGTTTCATCCTTCTTTTTATTAAGAATATCGATAATATGTTTAGGTGTACATCCATAGAGTCTTGCTATAGATGAGGGAATATATCTATGGAAAAAATAAAGTGTATGAATTGACCTATGATCCTTGATTGTCACCTTTCTAGACTAACATAGTATAAAAAAATATACAAATAATCTGTTAATTCTGTTTGAATCAAACCTAGTAAGTATTCTATGATCTATTTGTGAGTAATACATACCCAACAAAACTAGCAGAAGTCTTCTCAACAAAAGTGATGAAGATTTATTATGCTAACTCCGTAGCAGAATCCATTACAAACCAAGACTACGAAGGTGAAATTAAAGACAAATCCTCAATTCTTAACATCATGACCTTTTCTAAGATTTTCTCTCACACCTATACTGGTGCGAATATGACTGTTGATGATATTACTGAAAGTTCAGGACAACTTGTTACTGATCAAGCTAAAGATTTCTATTTCCGCATTAAATCTTATGATAAATTCCGATCGTATATTAAAAATCCAGAAGGAACTATTCTTGATCAAGTAGCGAATGAGTTAAAAAAGGTTATTGATACGTTTGTTTTGGGCTTTTACACCGAAGCAGCTGCTGGACAAAGACTTGGGACTGATTATACGGCTGGTACAGTTACTGTAGATGCAACAACTGGTTTAGTAACAGGTTCTGGAACGACATTTACTTCAGCAATGGTTGGTAAAGGATTTAAAGCAACTGGTCATTCAGTTTGGTACAGAGTTAAAACCTTTACTTCTACGACTTCTATTGTTATTGAAGATGATTCTGATGATTTGACTTCAGCATACACAGGTGGAGCAATCGCAGGTGGTTCAGCATACACAATCCAAGCAAATACAGCAGTTCAACTTACCTCAAGTAATATCTTTGATAAGATTAATCAACTTAATGTCTTCCTTACTAATGCTGAAGTGCCATTAGAAGATCGATGGATCGTTGTTCCTCCAGCAGTTTCAGCTCTTATTAAGCTTAATGCTAACTTCAACCCATCTGGTGTCCCTGGAGCATATGACAAGCTTGTTACTAATGGTCGAGTTGGTGGGAAAATGGCTAACTTTGAAGTACATGAAACACCAAGAGTTCTTGGAGATTCAAGTGCAGGATGGCACATTATGGCAGGTCACAAATCAGCTATTACGTTTGCTATGGGTATGACTGAAACAGGCATGGAAGATCTCATTGGAAATTTTGGTAAAGCTTACAAATCATTATATATTTATGGTGCTAAGGTGGTCGATGAGCGCCGAAAAGCTCTGACAGAGTTGTTTGGATCACTCTAAAGACCTTAGCGCTCCTCAAATTAACCTCTTAGCGCAATTATTATGTCAGTATATTTACGAGATAATGTTGCTATTACACCCGTTCTAAGAGATGGAGCGCCTACAACAGGGCGTTTAGATTCTCTTGTGATGTCAAATGCTGGGGGTTATTTCACTGAAGCAATTGAGGTAGGCACATTTGTAGAAGGAATAGTATTTATTTATACCACAGCACATGGTGGCACAAATCCTACACTTGATTGTGATATTCAATATGGATTTAAAGATACTGCTAATCAAATGCACTGGTTAGATTCAGGAGATTCATTTACTCAAATTACAACAACTGATGGAGTCTTCATAAAGAAATTAACAGCTAATTTTGGACAATTTATTAGATTAAGACTTAAGATTGGCGGTACAGTGATACCTACATATACAGTTACAGCAAGATTGGTATTGAAAGGATAATTTATGGCAACCGTAAAATTTGAAATATTAACAGATTTACCAGCAACGACACAGCAAGAGGTTGCTCGTATTCAAGCGATTACATCAACGCTTCGTACTAGTGGAGAAGCAGCGTTTTTAACTGCATTATTACCATATTTAACAAATGCTATTATTTCTACTGATTCATCAGGTGTTATTCTTCATGCTGAAGGTAATACGCTTCCTACAAGTTATACTAATTTTAAAAAAGGTTCTTTATTTAGAGATTTAGATAAAGATGGACGAAATCTTTATGAGAATGTTGGTGATAGTTCTGCGGCTATTTGGGCATTAATTACTGTAGATGGTTCAGTTGCTTCTTCAAGTGCCAGTGCTTCAGCCTCAAGTAGTGCTTCACTTTCACCCTCTGGATCAGCTTCGCCTTCAGCCAGTACTTCACCAAGTGCTAGTATCTCGCCATCACCAAGTGGGAGTGCATCAGGTTCAAGTAGTCCATCAGCTTCAGCTTCAGCAAGTATTAGTCCATCAATTTCACCATCAGCTAGTTTGTCGTCAAGTGCCTCACAATCTGCTTCATCGAGTGTTAGTGCATCTTTCTCACCATCATTTAGTGCTTCAAGTAGTGCCTCGCTTTCACCTTCTGCTTCTGAAAGTCCTTCAGTTAGTGCATCAGGGTCAAGTAGTGCATCTAAATCACTTTCACCTTCTGCCTCACTTAGTCCAAGTGGATCAGGAAGTGCTTCAGGAAGCGCTTCACCAAGTCTAAGTAATTCTGCATCAGGTAGTCTTTCAGCTAGTGCAAGTGGTAGTGCTTCTCCAAGTGGTAGTGCAAGTGCCTCACTTAGCCCTAGTGGCTCTCAATCACCAAGTGGTAGTGCAAGTAAATCAGCATCTGCATCAGGAAGTGCTAGTGCAAGTAAATCTCAAAGTCCTTCTGGCTCTCAATCACCAAGTGCCAGTGCATCATCGAGTGTTAGCGCGTCACTTAGTCCTTCAGGAAGCGCTTCACCTAGTTCAAGTGTGTCTGTCTCAGCAAGTGCCTCACTTAGTCCAAGCTCATCAGTAAGTAAATCTGCATCGCCTTCAGCTTCACAGAGTCCTAGTGGCTCTCAATCTCCTAGTGCTTCAGCTTCTTCTTCACCTTCATAGGTATTGACAATTACTTTTAATATGAGTAATATTTACTCATGCAAAGGATTAATATCTATTTAACTGATGAGCAACTTGAGTTTATTAACTCTCGATCAATGACAATATCAGAGATTATGCGAAGATCATTAGATGATTATATCGAAAAGACTAAATCTTTTAATGTTTCAGCGTCAAAATCAATGAAAGGAGGTCAAAATGGATAATCAAAATACTTTTAGCCCAGCTCCAACTATAGAAAGACTATTTACTTTTCCACAAGCAATGGAAGCAATTGTTTCAGGGAGAAAAATTACTCGAAAATCATGGACTTCAGTTGATGAATATGGAATCTTAGCTGATGGTTGGTTAACAATTCATACACAAGGTCAATTCCATCAATGGTTAGTCAATGATGGTGATTTATTCTCAACCGACTGGCTAGTTATTTAATATGAAAGATCGAGATTCTAGAGGTTTATTTATAAAAGGACATATACAATCTAATAGTGGTAAAACACATTTTAAAAAAGGTGCTACTTTTACTGAAGAACATAAAAGAAAATTGAGACAAACTGCTATAGAAAATAATTCAGGTAGTCGATTACCTCACAAAAGAGGAAAAGACAATCCTAAATATAAGCATGGTCTTTCTGGAACACAAAAATATAAAAGTTTTTATAAAAATCAATATAAATATAGAAAACGAGGAGCATCAGGATCACATACTAAAGAGGAATGGAATAATTTAAAAAAACTTTATCAACATATGTGTCTTTGTTGTAAAAGGCAAGAACCAGAAGTTGAACTAACAGAAGATCATATAATTCCTATTTCCAAAGGTGGAAATAATAATATTGAAAATATTCAACCTTTATGTAGAAGTTGTAATGGAAGAAAAATAAATAAAATAATAAATTATATAAAAAAATTAACTATTAATTAATATGATCAAAGAATTACTTTCAGTTTTAATTCCTAATAGAAACTCACCGTTTCTTAATAAAACCATCATGGGTATTCTAGAGAATGCTGGTTGTGATATAGAAGTCATTATCAATGTGGATGAAAAATGGGAACCACTTATTAATGACAAACGACTTACGTACATCCATCCCTCAAGACCTGTAGGTCTTAGACAAGGAGTTAATAATTGTGCTGCTTTAGCTAAAGGTGAATTCTTAATGAAAGCAGATGACCACACAATGTATGGTAAAGACTTTGGAAAGATCCTTATAGAGAACAGTCAAGATAATTGGGTGCAAGTACCTCTTCGTTATGCCTTAGATGCCGAAAACTGGAGAATTGCCGAAAGAACTGATAATAAATATCCGATCGCATACATGTATCAGGACTTCCCTCAAAAGGGGAAGACGAATGACGATGGTACTCATGGCGTAGAATGGCGACAGAGACGAGAAGAACGAAAAGATATCCTAATAGATGAAACTCCTAGTATGCAGGGTAGTTGTTATTTTATGCCTCGTGTTCATTGGGATTTTCTTGGAGGGTTACATGAAGAAGGGTATGGTACGTTTGCACAAGAAAGCCAAGAAATAGGCTTTAAAACATGGCTAAGTGGAGGAAAGCTTATGGTTAATAAGAAAACGTGGTATGCACATTTATATAAAGGTAAACAATATGGTCGAATGTATAAACTTCAGACTGGCGTACCAGATGCAGATTCATGGAGTGCAAGTCACTGGTTAAATGACGAAGAGCCGGGAATGATTCATAAGTTTGAATGGTTTATTAACGAGAAGTTCCCTGGTATGCCCGGGTGGAATGAGAACTGGGAACAAAGAGTAAAGGAGATGGGATGGCTGAAATAGAACCTATGCACAGTACAATAGCAGAACTTGGGAAAGTAGTTACACAAGTAATCACTATGATGGGTGGATATAAGAAAACCTTTCGAGGAGTAAAGACAGATTCTTTCTTAGTAGGTGAATATTCACACTTTGAAACAACTGATGGAAGAAAAGTAATGATTCGAACTGAAAATATCTTAATTATTGAAACAACAAAAGAATGAAAACAAGTATAATAATCCCTGCAAGACAGGAAAAATACGAAAATCTTAAAAGAACAATAGATAGTATCTATGCAAATGCTACTGGTGAATTTGAAGTTATCATTGGATTTAATGATGATAGAAATCATTTAAGTACTACGGAGGAAGAGAATATATTACAACGTCCGAATTTAAGATATATTACTTTTGGTGATAATGTTGGTATTAAAACAAATATTAATAGTCTCGCTTCTCTCGCAACAGGAAAATATTTATTCAAATTAGATGCTCATACTTCAGTAGGCAAAGGTTTTGATGAAATTCTTCAACAAGATATGCAAGACGACTGGGTAGTCACTCCAAGATTCAAAATCATTAAAAACGACTGGACTATTCAACAAAGAGACGGACAAGAAGAATTTTATGATTACTTTTATTTAAGTTGCCCTTTTACTGACCCTAGAGGCTTTCGATTTAAAGCAGGTGGTCATTGGCCTGAAAGAACAAAAGAACGTCTAGAATCGCATCCTACGCTTGATGAGACCCCTCAGATACATGGTAGTGCTTGGTTTATGACAAAAGACCGTTTCTTTGAGCTTGGAGGGTTCCCATTACAAGATCCTTATGGTCATGGACAAGAACCTCTATGGTTAGGATTGAGAAATTGGTTGCAAGGTGGCAAAGTTATGGTAAATAAAAAGACCTGGTATGCACATCTTCACCAGAATTCAAATGAAAGAGGTTATCCAGAAGACAGAGCGCATACAGAAAGAACTTACAATCAAGTGGCTTCATACTTTTTAGAAAACAAAGGACATTTCTTATATGATTTCGTAGTTTTTGTAGAGCAATTTATGCCAATGCCTTCTTGGCCAGAAGATTGGAGGATTAGATATGCAGAATACATTAAATTACATAGTTAAAAAATATAATATTGACGTTGCTAATCAATATTTCATTGATATCCCTGAAATGATAGGAGCTGTGGATCTGGCGAAGCTCTTTGCAGAACTTAAATTTACTCGTGGAGTCGAAATAGGAATGGATGAAGGAGAATATGCAGAGGTCTTACTTAAAACAATTCCTGATTTAGATCTTAGCTGTATTGATCCATATAAAGCAGAAGCATATGAAAAGGGTTATCAACCGGAATCATATGAAAATCAAGAATATTTTGATAAAAGATATGAAACTATGTATCAAAGACTTTTACCTTTAAAATCAATAACTTTATTTACAAAAACTTCCATGGAAGCATTACAAGATTTTCAAGATAATTCTCTAGATTTTGTTTATATCGATGGCTCGCATGATTTTATTAACGTATCCCAAGATATACACTTCTGGTTTAAAAAAGTTAAACCTGGAGGAATATTAGCAGGTCATGACTATGTTCGTTATCCTAGTAGAAAGTTTAATCATGTTCAGAAAGTGGTCAATGCATATATGACTTCCTATCATTTATTACCAGTATTTTTATGTACACCGACAAATGATGGAATGAAAAGGGATCGGTTCAGAAGCTGGTTTATTTGCAAGCCTTTCAATGATCCAATTACAGATAAATCATATGTTTAAAGTGAGTATTTACGAGCATAATATGGAAAATTTTTCTTATAAGTTTGTTTTGTTTGAACAGCATTTATTGAGCCTATTCTTGAATTTTCTGAGTGAGTTAACCATCTCATATTATCAAGCTCATAACCTTTCGAAGAATTTATTCTATCAACTGTGGGAGTTAATTTACGGTCATAACAGTTCTTTTCCCATGCAGAGAATAATTTTTCAAAATCTTTACTTTCTAAAGCCCACTTATAAAAATCTTCTCTCTCTAGTAAGGACTTATTTTTATATAAGTGAATCTTTTCTTTTTGGATACCTAATATCCTTGATTGCATATTTCTATAAAGACGCATCAAAAAACCGTTTTTTGACTTCTCATACTTTTTTGTCGCCATATTATTCGTTAATTTCCTATAGTTTTTTTGTCGGTCAAGATTGTAAGACATACAATTAATATATCATGTTTAACATGATTAATCAATATGCAACCAATACTAATACCTAATTTCAGTCGAAGAAATGAATTTATCCAAATGCTTAGAGAGCGTGAGGCTAAATTGGGTGTTGAAGTAGGGACAGATCATGGAGTTTATGCTAAACAACTTTGTGAAGGTATACCAGAGCTGTTTCTTTATTGTATTGACCCATGGACTGCCTATATAGAAGGAAAGGATGTTAAAAGTCAGAAGGATGTCGATAAAATATATGAAGAAGCAAAAGAAAGATTAAAACCTTATCAATGTTCTTTAAATAAAGGAACAAGTATGAATGAAGTTAAATATTTTAATGATAATTCTTTAGACTTTGTCTTTATTGACGGAAATCATTCTTATGACTACGTCTTAGAAGACATCACTGAATGGACAAAGAAAGTAAAACCAGGCGGAATCATAGCAGGGCATGATTATAAGCTAGATGCAATCAATAAATATGGAGTAATTGAAGCAGTTAATAAATATGTCAAAGACAATCATATAGCTCCTTGGTTTATTATGCAGAAACGAGGATTTGTAGATTGTTGGTGTTTCTTTAAACAATGATATCAATATTTTCAAAACCACCATATGAGATACGACACTTACAACGAGTAAGTTCTATTATTCGTGGTGAACAAATAGCAGCTTATATGGGTAATGCTCGTCTTAACCCTCCAAGTGGCTATGAAGATGATGTTTGTATATACGTAAAACCTCACATCAAGCCTGGTAATGGTTTTAAATTTGAGAAAAACTCATATATCGATATTCATGAAGCATGGGATTTATTACCTATCTTACAAGAACATCCTGAAGTTGGAGTGATAGCCTTCTCTGAATTAGATGTACAAACTCTTTCTAAAGTATTAAAGAATAAAATCGTTCTCATCCCTCATCATCATGTTAATTTCGAAAGAACTATTAGAGAAAGAAATGTTATTAAAAAGGTAGGTTTTACTGGATCAGGAGAAGCATTTAAATATATCCCTGAAGTTATTAAACAAGGACTTAAAGATCGGGGTATTGAATTAGCTTATCATTCAAACTTTTATCCTCGAACTTCTGTAGCTCGTTTTCACCATAGTTTAGATATTCATTTACAGTGGAGACCCTGGTTTAATAGGAAGCTTTCTTGTCCATTAAAGATAATCAATGCTGCTTCTTTTGGAATTCCAAGCATTGTATTAGATGAACCTTCTTTTAAAGAAGTTGAGGGTTGTTACATTGGTGTGAAAACTCCTGAAGAATGGTTAGAGAAGTTGGATTACTTAATAGAAAACCCAGATCAATATACTGCTTATTCACAAATAGGTCTTGATAAGGCTGAAAGATATCACATAGATAACATTTCTAAACTATACGAACAACTATGACTAATGGCGTAATAAGACTAATTAATAAAAGATATTTAAAGATTGATTTATGGATTCAATTATTAACTTATAAAAGACAATTTTGGGCTTGGAATTTATTTAGTATTTCTATAACCAATCCTTTTTTTTCAAAAAAAGACTGGTGGAGCTTTGATATTACTATTTTAGGAATAAAATTATTTATACAAAAATTATGAAAGTAGGATTTGTAGCAGGAGCATGGGATTTACTTCATGCTGGACATATTAATTTATTTAAACAAGCGAAAAAACATTGTGACAATTTGTTGGTAGCTATTCAGGTAAATCCTAATCTTGAAAGAAAAGAAAAGAATAAACCTTTTGAATCATTAACTGAACGTTGTTTTAAATTAAATAGTTGTAAATACGTAGATAGAATTATTGTTTACGAAACAGAAGAAGAATTAAAACTTATTGCTCAAATTATTAAAATTGATGTTAGATTTCTTGGATCTGATTATTCGGATTCAAAGTCAATTAAACCAATAACTGATATGGGTATTCCGATTGAATATATTAATTCTTTAGATATTCATACGTCTGATATAAGAAAAAGATTATGATAATCACAAAAACACCATTAAGAATATCTTTACTTGGAGGAAATACCGATTTTCCTGAATATTTCCGGAAATATGGTGGTGTTTGTCTAGCTACAACTATTAATAAATATATCTATTGTATCCTTAAAGAAAGATTTGATAATGAAATACGAATTAATTACTCTATCAAAGAGATCGTCACTGACATAAAAGATATCCAACATGATTTAGTTCGAGAATCGATGAGATTAGTAGGAGTTACTAAAGGAGTCGAGATCACTTTCCTTAGCGATATTCCAAGCCAGGGAAGTGGCCTTGGCTCAAGCTCTGCGGTTGTTATAGGGCTTCTTAATGCCTTACATGAATATAAGAATGAACATATTACAGCCAGACAATTAGCAGAAGAAGCTTGCAAGATTGAGATAGATATTCTTAAAAAACCAATTGGCTATCAAGATCAATACGCTATTGCTTTTGGAGGGATTAATTTAATTGAATTTAAAGACGAAATTACTATTATTCCTAGTAAAAGACAATTTAACGATTTAATGCTTTTTTATACTGGTAAAACAAGAAATGCAGATAAAATTCTTGGTGAAATGAAATTAAATAAAGAAATTCTTGATGATAATAAGAATCTAGCTTATCTTGCAAATACTATTGGAAATATGGGAGATTATCTCGATACTTATTGGAATCTCAAAAAGAAACTTAATCCTTTAGTTACTACTCCTGAAATCGATGCAATGTACCAAACTGCTCTTGAAGCTGGAGCTGAGGGAGGAAAGATAGTCGGAGCAGGTGGAGGAGGATTCCTTTTACTGGTAGTTCCTGAATATAAAAAGAAGGAGATTAGACAGAGATTAAAACTTAAAGAATTGCCTTTTAAGTTCTCTAAATATGGTAGTCGAGTAGTATTTAATGATGAATAGTTTAATTAACAAAATTAAGAAAGCTAGATTTTGCTGGATTATAGGTAATGGGGGTAGTTGTTCTACAGCAGAACATTTTGCTACAGATCTTATTAAAAAAGGTTATAAAGCTATTTCCTTAACTAATAGTTCAATAATTACTATGCTCGCTAATGATTATGGTTATCCTTATATATTTAGAAAACAATTAGAAGTTTTAGCAAATGGAGAAGATTTATTGATAACTCTTTCTTGTAGTGGTAAATCTGAGAATATTTTAAATGCACAGAATGTATTTATTAATAATGGATGGAATTATTATGCTTTTCCTACTTTTGAAGAAGAAGGACATAAAGACTTTGGGATACTTGAAGATAAGCACTTAAAAATGTGTCATGAAATAGCAAAAATAGTATGAAAATAATTATAACTGGCTTCTCAGGATTTGTTGGTTCTCATCTAACAGAAAAGCTTTTAAAAGAAGGCCACGAGGTTATTGGAATAGATCGTAGTATTAAATGGGAAAATTTAATTGATCCAAAGAATCCAAAACTTAAAATTTATCATGAGAATCTGGAAAGTAATATAAGCGATCTATTTAAAGGGGTTGACCTAGTATTTCATTTAGCAGCTCTTACTCGCCCTCAATGGTCAATAGAACATGTTTCTGAAACTAATCAAGTTAATGTTGATGGAACTATTCGTGTTCTAGAGTATTGTCGAGATAATAAAGTAAAACGAATAATTTTTATGTCTAGTTCTAATTTATATGGCGAACAGGGTAAAGAAGCGATTTTAGAAACAGCTAAGCCTAATCCTATGAATCCATATGCTTTACAGAAATTAATTGGTGAACAATATTGTGAATTATTCTATAAACTTTATGGTCTAGAATATAATATTATTCGTCCTTTTAATATTTATGGACCACGAATGCCTATAAGTGGTTATTATACTTGTGCTGTAGCGACTTTTATTAATAAACTTCGAAATAATTTACCCCTAGAAATGTTTGGAGACGGAGAACAAAGAAGAGATTTTGTCTATATCGATGATGTAATAGATCAAATGATATTTATGTCTTTATCAACAGTTCATGGACAAGCATTTAATTGTGGCTCTGGTATTAATTATTCAATAAATGAACTGTACGAAAAAATCGAACATTTGATGAAGAAACAAATTGAACCAATAAGACTTCCAAGACAATCTGATCCTTCAAATACTTTAGCTGAGATTTATAAAGCAAAACTTTTACTTAAGTGGCGACCTAAAATAGGTTTAGATGAAGGATTAAGGAAGACAATTTATGAATAAGATAGGAATTGTAGGGTTCGGCTGGGTCGGAAAAGCAATGAAGCAACTTTTCCCTGAAGCCGTTCTCTATACAAGAAAAATGGGGCTTAAGGAAGATATTAATCAATGTGATATTGTTTTTATTTGTGTTCCAACACCTTTAAAAGATGGAAAACTTGATACTTCAATTGTTGAAGAAATTATAAATTGGTGTGAAGCAGACTTAATTGTTATCCGTTCTACAGTTAATCCAGGTGATTGTTACCGATGGATTCATCATTATAAGAAAAAGATTCTTTTTCAGCCAGAATATCTAGGTGAAACACCAAATCATCCTCTTTTAAATGAGAAATTTACACCATTTATTATCATTGGTGATTATGCTCATGATAAATTAAATAGTACTAAGTTAATACAATTATATCAAACTATATATAATGCTAATATTAAAATACGTCAAGTAAGTATTCTAGAAGCAGAAATTATTAAATTAAGTGAGAATCGCGCAATAGCTTTTAAAGTAATGCAATGTCAAGAATTATATGATGTTTGTGAAAAATCTGAAGTGGATTACTATACTATTCGTGATGCTGTATATGGTGATGATCCTAGATTTAATCTTTGGTGGACATTCGTGTATCCTGACAAGAGAGGTTTTAATTCTTCTAAATGTTTAGTTAAGGATGTACCTGCTTGGTGTGCTTGGGCTGAAAGTTGTGGTATTGATCCGAAATTAACACAAGCTTTAGTAGATAGGAGTAATGAATATGCAAGTTGATTTATCAGTTCTTATACCAGCTCTTAATGAAGATATGCTTGATAGAACAATTCAAGACGTTCTTGAAAATATTCAAGGTAAGACTGAAATTATCGTTGTTCTTGATGGATATTTACCAAATCCTTCATTAACTGTTAATGATCCAAGAGTTACATTAATTTATAATCCAGAGCCTAAAGGACAACGAGGGGCAACAAATCAAGCTGCAAAACTTGCTAAAGGAAAATATGTAATGAAAAGTGATGCTCATGTTGCTTTTGATAAAGGTTTTGATATTAAAATGCTTGAAGCATTTAAAAAGCTTGATGATAATGTAACAATGATTCCTATTTTAAGAAATCTTCATGCTTATGATTGGGTTTGTGAAAATAATCACCGTAGATATCAAGGTAAAAAAGGAGTTTGTCCTGAATGTGGTAAATCTGAAAAGCAAGATGTAGTTTGGATAGCAAAATCTTCCCCTTCACGATTTACTTTTACTTTTGATCGAGAGCCACATTTCCAATATTGGGGAGAACTTGCTAAACGTCCAGAAAATATAAAAGGTGCTTTATGTAATGATGAAACTTATGACACGAATTTAAGAGAAACATTAACTATTCAAGGGTCTTGTTTTATGCTTACTAAAGAAAGATATTTTGCTTTAGATATTTGTAGTGAAGATTTCCATTCATGGGGAGCACAAGGAATAGAAGTAGGATGTAAAACATGGCTCTCTGGTGGACGAGTTATCGCTAATTTAAATACTTGGTATGCTCATATGTTTCGAACAAACAACTTCGGTGGTTTTCCCTATTCTAATCCTGAAAGTTTAATTGAAGAAAATAGAGAATTATCGAGAAATCTTTTTATCAGAAACAAATGGCCTAAAGCTATTCATTCTTTTGAATGGTTAATTAATAAATTTAATCCTCCAGGATGGGAAAATTATGAACCGGGGAAAACCAGAGGAATTATCTATTATACAGACAATGAATTAACTCAACAAATTGCAAAACCCTGTCAAGAACAATTAAAACAAATCAGTCAAGAAGATCGATTACCTATTGTCACAGCTTCACTTCATAAAAAACTAGACTTCGGAGTTAAGAATATCGTTTTTCCTTCTCTTAAACGAGGCTATTATTCAATGTTTAAACAAATCTTAGGAGCTTTAGAAAACAGTCAGTCAGATATTATCTTTTTTACTGAAGCAGATGTTCTCTATCATCCATCCCACTTCGATTTTGTTCCTCCTGAGAAAGATACCTTCTATTACAATCAGAACGTATGGTATCTCAGACAAGATGGTCATACACTTCATTATGATGTCAATCAACTTTCAGGACTTTGTGTTTATCGAGAAGCAGCATTGATTCATTTTAGAGAACGATTCGAACGATTACAAACTGAACCCTTTACAAGACATACCGGATTTGAACCTTTCACGCATAACAGAGTTCATTGGAATAATACCTTTAAGCTTGACACTTGGATATCTGAATTGCCGAATGTAGATATACGATTTGGAGTAAATGCAACAGGAATGAGATGGAAAAAAGAAGAATATCGTAATCAACAATTACTTATTAATTGGCAAGAAAATGAAAACTTTCAAATTCCTGGATGGTCTGATTTACAAAAGTTGTTTTCAATTCCCCTTTGATGTAATCTAGAGCTATGGCTCAAGTCATAAATACCACTCTTTATACAGATTCTAACCTTCAAGAATATTATCAATTAGAGAATTTAACTGGTAAAAATGGAAATACTTTAACCAATAATAATACTGTCCAATTTAATGCTGCAAGATATGCTAATGGTGCAGATGGTCTTACTGGAAATACAAATAAATCTTTAAGTTTAGTAAGTAGATTAGCTTATTTGGGTGGAGCCTATGCAATTTCATTTTGGATCAAACTACGAGATGAAATAGCCGTTGATTCTTATGATTTTTTAGAACTTGTTGATGGAACAACTACAGATACCTCATTACTTATTTCTTATGAATATAATGGTGGTACAAGAAGAATAAATGCAGGAAGACTTCGTGGAGGTGTAGCTTTTGATAATGTTACATATAATATTGATCTTGGTACTTCTGCCTTTCATCATATTGTTTTAACCTATGATGGTTCAACTATTCGTTTATATGTTGATGATGTTGATAGAGGAAATATTTCTTCATTGGGAAGTGGATCAGGTTTAACAGATGGACTTTCTATTTTAACTGGGAGAGCAGCTGTGCATTATTCCCCAGTAATTATTGATGATTTAGTATTTTTTAATCGTAATCTTACTTCAACAGACGTAGGAATATTATTTAATGATGCTGCTAGTGCTTCAGCAAGTCTTTCATCTTCAGCGTCGCTTTCACCTTCGGCATCACTTTCACCAAGTAGTAGTGCATCAAAAAGCGCTTCAGCTTCTCAAAGTTCTTCAATATCAGCTTCGCTTTCACCTTCAGGAAGTCAAAGTCCTAGTGCATCAGAAAGTGCAAGTGCAAGTGCGAGTAGTTCACCATCTTTAAGTCCTTCAGGAAGTAATAGTGCTTCTATTTCACCTTCGGCTAGTGCATCAGCATCTCCAAGTGCAGGATTTGAAGATTTTACACGAGAAGAAAATATTACTTTACCAACTAATGATAATGATTTATTGACTGTTTATACAGCTGAAGAAGTAATAGATGTTTCTACATATAACGGTATCAGAGTAGGTCAAACAGGAGATATGAAATATATGATTCATCAATTTAAAACCTTTACGAGAGATATCACAGATGACCCTACAGTGCTTTGTAAAGGTCAATCAACTCTTTCAGCAGTTTTATCAACTATTTATCTACAAATATTTAATCAAAGTTCAGGATTATGGGAAACTCTTGATAATGATAATACAACTATAGAAAATACAGATTTTCGTTTAGCTGGAGATATTAATAATTTTACAAATTATCGAGATAGTTTAGGATTAACAAGTTGTCGAGTATGGCAATTAGCAATATGATAAAACTATTTTTTAATATATTAATCACTATTTTTTGGGAAATAAGGAGGGCTAAATAATATGGCAACAACTTTTATTGAACCAGGTGGAGATGCAGACTTTGGAACAGGGCTTTGGGCATCAGTTAATGGCGCTCCTGTTGTAGCGACTGATTTTGTTCATGGGGGACATGTAAAATCCATAAAATATCCTGCTGCTGGAGCTAATTATGTAAGGACAATATCTGGGGCATTAGCTGATGCTGGATCAAGATTTAATATTTGGATATATCTTGTTGCATTGCCATCTGCTACGTCAACTATTATTAGTTTAACTCTTTCAGATGGTACAACTCCTTGTCAGCAATTTAGATTAACAAGTGCAGGAATACTACAATTTTGGGATGGAAGCGCTGCTCAGTTAGGCGCAGATATTCAAACTTTGTCTACTGGTCAATGGTACAGAATATCTCTTGCTTACACAATCACTTCTAGTACTGTTAATAGATATGAGATTTTTATAGATGGAGTCTCAAAATTATCTATAACAAATGCAACAATAAATACAACAGGAACAAATGTACTTAGGATTGGAAATATTTCCAATAATGCATCGTTAGATTTTAGATCAAGTGACCATTATATAGATAATTCAAATGCTTTAACTGATCCAGGTAATATTTGGGTTACTGCTAAACGTCCAAATGCAAATGGAACAACAAATGGATTTACAACTCAAATTGGCTCAGGTGGATCGGGATATGGATCAGGACATTCTCCTCAAGTTAATGAAAGACCAAATGATGATACTAATGGATGGTCAATTGTTACAGTCGCTTCAGCTATTACTGAAGAATATAATATTGAAGCAGTAGGAACAGGTGATCTTAATCTTACATCAGCAACCATTGTAGACTACATGGGATGGTTACGTACTAAAGCTCTTACTAGTGAAACAGCGCAAATTATTGTAAACAATGTTAATACAAATATTTCAATAACTTCAAGTATTGCATTTTATACAAAGATTGCAGGATCAACAACTTATCCAGCAGGAAGTGGAACAGATATAGGTATAATAAGTGCAGCAATTGCTACTACAATTAGTCTTTATGAATGTGGTGTTATAGTTGCATATATTTCTACTATTGGTTCATCCTCAGCGAGTGCGAGTAGTTCTGCATCACAAAGTCCTTCAGCAAGTCTTTCACCTTCTGCTTCTCTTAGTCCTTCAGGGAGTGCTAGTGCCAGTGCTAGTAAATCTCTTAGTCCCTCTGCTTCACTTTCTCCAAGTGGTTCTCAAAGTCCTTCTTCTAGCGCTAGTAAATCTGCGTCTGCAAGTTCATCAGCTTCAGCTTCAGCTTCAGCTAGCGCTTCTTTGAGTCCAAGTGCCTCTCAATCACCATCTGCTAGTCTTTCGCCTTCATCTTCAGCTTCTGCAAGTAATAGTGCAAGTTTGAGTCCTTCTGGCTCTTTAAGTCCCTCTGCGTCTCTATCACCAAGTAGCAGTGCTTCAAAAAGTGCCTCTGCTAGTGCAAGTTCCTCTCAATCTTCAAGTATTAGCCCAAGTCTTTCCCCTTCTGGGTCGCAAAGTCCTAGTGGCTCTCTTTCACCAAGCGCAAGTCTTTCACCTAGTGGATCTCTTTCTCCCTCAGCTTCTGCGAGTGCTAGTGAATCAAAATCTCAATCACCAAGTGCTAGCTTAAGTCCTAGTGGAAGTCAAAGTCCTTCTGGTTCTCAGTCGCCTTCAGGATCTCTTTCACCTTCTGCATCAGCGAGTAAATCTGCTAGTGCAAGTGAAAGTAAAAGTGCTTCTAGTAGTAATAGTGCTTCGTTAAGTCCTTCAGGTTCACTTTCACCAAGTTCTTCTAATTCTGCCTCAGCAAGTGGAAGTTCTAGCGCTTCTCTTTCTCCTAGTGGTTCTCAATCACCTTCAAGTAGTATATCGGCTTCTCAATCACCTTCTTCAAGTATTAGTGCAAGTCAAAGTGCATCAGAATCTAAATCTCAATCTGCTTCTCAAAGTGCATCAAATAGTGCAAGTCTTTCACCATCAAGTTCAAATAGTCCATCACTTTCACCTTCTGCTAGTATTTCTGCATCTGTAAGTTCATCAGAATCTAATTCAACTTCAGCTAGTACAAGTCCTTCACCTCAACAATGGGAACTTTCTATCGATTATTTTGTTATTACCCGAATGACTAAGTTCACTGATGAACTGGTATTGCAGAGTACAATCTTTGCCGGTGATGAATATATCGTCCAAACAACAACTTTTATAGATGAATTAGTTGCACAAGATACAGAATTTTCGGACGAATACAAAATTGCAGCTAACCCATGATATAATAAATTAATGAAGAAAATTAAACTTTCAGGAATAATCGGTAAAGGAAAATATACTTTAGTAGATGATAAAGATTTCGATTTTTTGAATCAATGGACATGGCATTTATTAAAAGGTGGATATATTGTTAGAACAAAAATAATTGGGAAAAGAATAAATGGTAAACAACAAACAAAATGTATTTATATGCATCGTTTAATTATGAATACTCCGATTGATAAACAGGTAGATCATATAAATCATAATAAATTAGACAATACACGAGAAAATCTACGTAATGTAAGTATTACCCAAAATCAACAAAATAGGTTACTTAGTAAGAATAATACTTCAGGCTATACTGGAGTAGTTTTACATAGAAGTTGGAGAATTTATAAAAATAAATTATATGAATCTTTTAAATGGCGAGCTCTAATTGTAGTAAATAAAAAAACTATTATGTTAGGTTCTTTTAAATCAATCCAAGCCGCTTGGTTAGCCCGTAGATGGGGAGAAAGGTTGTATTATGGCCTCTAGACCAAGTATACCTTCTTTCCAGATTTCAAAATTTCTTGGTGGGCAAAGTGATTTTGAAAATCGTGGAATAGCAGGATCATACAAAGGAAGTATGAATCTTGATATTCGTAAACAACGAGATACTCTTTCCTGTCAGTTTGCTTTAAAAGATGAACTTACATTGGGTCAATTACCTGCTCAAGCATATGTAACTATTGCTGCTTCTGATGGACAATATTATGTTTTCTGTTATAACGGAGATATTTATCGAAGAAAAGCAAATGGATCATGGTTAGTTGGTAGTGGTTTAGGTCCTGTATTTACTGATACTCATGAAAGTGGACAAATTATTGGAGCTACTGAATGGTATGATAGTGCAGGATTTACTTATTTAGTTTGGGCAACACCTACAAGACTTAATATTAAAAAAATAGCAGGAACTGGATATACACAAGTAGAACCATGGACTGATGTTAATATTGCTTCCACTGGAACTTGGCCAAAAACTAATCTTACTTCTACTGATTGGCATACAATGACTATTGCTAATGGGGTACTCCAAATTGCTAATGGTAATGTAATGGCACTTATTGGTTATGATCTCTCTTATACAAATAATTCTCTTGTCTTGATACCTGGCAATGCTGCTAGATGTATTTTAGAACGAGGTAAATATGCAGTCATAGGTTGTCGTAAGACCGATGGAAAAGATGAGACAACACTTTTTGATTGGGACGGAGTTGGATTATCTTGGAATGATAAAGGAATTATTAAGTTCGGTGGTTTAAATTCAATGATTGATACAGAATTAGCCATTGCACAACTTGGAACTAATGGGCAATTCTATATTAGTGATTTTAATACTCCAATTCCTTTTAGACAAATACGGGGAGGGGGACAATCTGATCCTGATGGGATTTGTAGTTATCATGGAATGGCACTTATTGGAATTTTTGGTAATACAAATTTAGTTGATCAAAAATATTGTAATGGTATTTATTCTGTAGGACGTATTAATAAAAACGCTCCTATTGTTCTTAATCTAGAGTATCAATTAACGTGTGATGAAATTTATTCAGTCAAAACAATAGGTACAGATATAATAATAGTCTATAAATTAAACGGACAATATGGAGTGAAACTTATTGATACTGGAACCTATGCAAGAGCTGTCTATCAGAGCTTAGATCTTGTCGCTCCAGCTAAAGGCAATCCATTAGGAAGACTCTTAAGTTGGGATAGAATCGATCTAGAGTGTCCTCCGCTTCCCCCTGGGACAGCTATTGAAGTATGGAGAAAAATAGATAAAGCAACAAGTGGTGGAACATATTCTGATGGCTGGTTACAATGCAATATGGAAGGTGGAGATGTGCAGTTTACAGGATCAGGTAAACAAAATGCAGTCTTCTATGCAGGAGAGAAAGCAAGGATTTGTGAAACACAAATAATTCTTATTCCAAGTGGAAATCGAACACCTGAGATAAATGAAATTAACTTTTATGAAAACATGGGAGGATAATTATGACACCTGAGGAAATTGTCGATCAGCCAATTATACTTTTAGATGGATCTATTATTGATTCAAGTGGTCAAGCTAGTAGTCCTTTAACACAATCTCCCACTACAGAATTAGATAAGAAATTCCCTCCAAGAATTGTTGCTCATGCGACAATAAGTGAATCTTTAGATACTGAAACAAAACGAATTAAAGGCGAATTTCAATTTGAATCGTTAGGTGCTTTTACTGTTCAATCTACTATTCATCCTTTAGCAAGTATTACTTACTCAGGGGATGGAATCATCGGAATTGACGCGAATGGTAATACTACTTTTAGTATAGATGGAGAAACAGGCGATGCTACATTTCTTGGAACATTGCAAGCAGGAACTCTTATAGGTGGAGATAATACAGTCATAATTGGTATTGGTGGAGCTGGTGGGGGTAGAATAGTACTTTATAATAGTGGAATTCCAAGTATATTAATTGGGGATTCTACTTAATGTCAAACGTATTTAAAGTTGCACTTCCTACATATAATGCAGAAACAGATATTAATCCAGATCACTTTGCACTTTTTGTAGACAATAGTATCGACTATATTCTTATTAAAGAAAAAACAAGAAATAGTCAAAGCGTTAATGGTACTGTAAATATTTCTCATAATTTAAGTTATGTTCCTTATTGTTTAGTTTTCGTAGAGATTTCAGCTGGTGTGTGGAGAAGATTATTTAGTCACCCTTTAGATGGTACTGGATATTGGTATGAAGTAAATAGTTCAAATCTTGTTTTAAAAAATACTACTGGTGTTGCTCAGACTTTTTCTTATTATATTTTTTACGACAATATAACATGACACAAATAATAGCTGTAGCAAAAATAGGAAATAATGTTCTAACCTCAACAAATCCAAATGATTTTGTTTTTCATTCTGAATATAATACTTTTAAAATAATTCTTGAGTCAACAAAATCAATTACTCTTGCTGCTGCTACGAATAATCAATCTTTTACGCAAGCTCACGGATTATCTTTCATTCCATTAGTTCATGGATTTGCTAAGTCAAGTGGGATAAGTAGAGTTTTTTTACCAAATGGGTTTGATGTTTTTGCTTGGAATAGCATTACAGGACAATTTGATACTGGAATAAATTTTAATTATATTACTGTAGATGCAACTAATATAACTTTTAATTTTGATAATACTAATGCTACTACTAAGGATATTAGTATTAGATATTTTTGCTTGGAGGATATAGCAATATGAGTAATAAAGTTATTGTCGCAAAATCTGGATTTAATGTCTTAACAGAAACTAATCCTAAAAACTTAAAATTTAGTTCTGACTATGGAACATTAAAATATTTTACTAAAACAACGAAAAATATTTCTTTTGATGCTAATGCTGGAGATATATCTTGTCACGGAACATATACTCATAATTTAGGTTATTATCCTTTTGTTGATGTTTTATGTAGGGTTTATATTGGCGCTCCAGCAGGTAATTATGAATATTGTCCATTTGCAGGCGCTGGAGCTGTTGTTTTTTATAGTGCTAATTATATTATTACACCTACTACCATTGAATTTTATGGACAAATTAATGGAGTTTCGACTAGTATATGGAATTTTGATTTTCTAGCTTTTGTTTATAAAAATAATTTAAATCTTTAAATTAGACAATTGATATAATTAGTTGTATTATTCAAATATGACCTTAGAAGAAAAAGTTAAAGAAATAAATAAAGATCTTCAACCGCTTCTTAAAAAACATGGTCTTCAAATGCAAGGCATCCCTTATTCTCATATCTATAAATCGTTTCCTCAATCTGTACAATTAGCATTAAAAGTATTAGAAGAATATCAAATACAGCTTGTTGTAGGATTTAAGGAAATAAAGGAGGAAACAAAATAATGGCACTTTCAACACGAGCTGAAATTGAAACAGAAACAGTTGCACGAGCGATGATCGCTAACAATAGTTTAGCTATGCCAGCTTCTCGAATAACTGAAGTTACTAAACAATCAAATAATTGGAGTGGAACACTTCATTTTTGGCCAATTCTTTCTAGATCACGATACTTTTCATCTAAACCCAATGCTCAATCATCAACTCCTATTCTACCTTTAGCTTATGATTATTATGATTATCCTACTGACTTTTTAACTGGAAGTGTTTCAAGGCTTTACTTTAGTGGCCTTAAATACGAAAAGAAAGCTTTTCAAGATTTTCTTGATTATGTAGATGAAAGTCGAACAAATGATAGTCCTCCTGATCCTACTAAAAGATATTTTGCTGAATATGGGAGACAATTCTTTGTTTGGCCAACTGTTACAGTTGCAGGAACGAATGATGGGTTAGTATGGGGGAATATTCAACCTCCAGATTTAACTAATAGTACTGATAAAACGATCTTCTCTCAATGGGATGATGCAGGAAATGAAGCGATTGTTAAAAAGAATTTAAGCGTCTTATTTGAAAGACTTGATTCAGGTTTTGCAGCGGTTCAAAAGACAGAAGCTACTCAATTATTACAGGTAATATGGAATAAAGTAATTGCTACAAATCAAAAAGCCCAGCGTCTTAATCATGCTCGATTTAACACGATAGATATGTTTGGAGCAAATGCAGGCATGAGCCAAATAGGTAACTTTTTTGGAATACCAGATGTAATTACATGAGAAATAATAAAGGACAATTTATAAAAGGATTTAGTCAAATTGTTTTACAGAAAACAAGAAATAAAATTAGTGAAGCCTTAAAAGGTCATTCTGTGGATCAAGAAACAAGAGCAAAGATTAAAAATACATTAACTGGTAGAAAATTATCTCCTGAACATCGTAATAAATTAAAAGAAATTATGTCGAAAAGAGACCAAAATGGAATAAATAATCCTAATTATAAGCATGGTTTGCGATTAGATAGAACTTATATGAATTTTCAAAAATATAAAAATAAATTAAAGAGAAGAGGAATAAAAGCTTTACATACATTAGAAGAATGGGAACAATTAAAGAAAACATATAATTTCATGTATCTTTGTTGTAAAAAAACTGAACCAAAAATTAAACTAACAAAAGATCATATAATTCCTCTTTCAAAAGGTGGAACAGATAATATTTGGAATATTCAACCTTTATGTGGAAGTTGTAATAGTCAAAAATGGGCTATTGAAATTGATTATAGAGAAAGGTTGGTAATTTAATGGCACAGAATATGGCTCAATCTAATATTGCGCTTCTTCCAGCGTGGCGTGCTATTCCTGGAAACGAAAATTCTGATCTTCCCGTGGGCTGGAATGGCCCTGGGGGAAGTGCAGATAGACCTACGGTTGGACCTAATGCTGTTGCAGCACCAGTTGTTCAACCTAGCCAACCAGCAGTAGCTCAACCAGTAGTAACTCAACCACAACAAAGTCCTAATCTTGGAGTAAATAATGGTCAACCTACTTTTGATTTAGTGGCAGCAACAAAAGCAGCTTATGAAACACCAGAAATTCAAGCAGCTCAAAAAGCTATTACAGATCGTCAGGCAGCACTTGCAACAGCACAAACAGGAATAAATGATGACCCATTTTATAGTGAATCTCGAAGAGTAGGCGAACAAAGAAAACTTCAAGATCAAGCTAATAGAGATATTGGGGTACAGCAAAACCTTCTTAATTCATTAAAAACAGATGCACAAATTAAATTAAATGCTCAACAAGGACAATATGATATTAATGAACAGGCATATAAGACAAGCTTAGATAATTTTAATAATATTGTTTCTCAAGGTGGTTTAGATAACGCCAGTGATTCAGATATTGCTAACTGGGCAATACAAACTGGTATACCTACCTCAATGATTAAAAGCATTCAACAACAGTCTGTTAAAAAAAATAATTCTTCCGAGAAAGCTTCGATTCAACCGTTTACTGATAATCAAGGCAATATCACTATTCTTGCTATTGATCCAACTACAGGAAAGATTATTAATCAAACAATTATTCCAGGTGCAGGAAAAGAAAGTAAACCAGTAATATCTGGAGGCGGAAAACCACTTTCAGCAGCAGATCAAAAAGTAGCTGATACCCAACAAAATATGAAAAATGTAACAGCAGCAGCAAAAGCAGGAGCGCAACTAAAAGAATTAGTCGATCATTATAAATCCGTTCTTTCAATAGATGATATTTATCGAATCTATAATAGTAATGCTAAAACTCCTGCTAAAGAATCATTAGCAAGTATAAAAACTGGTCGATATGCAAATATAGCTAATTCAGGATGGCAACCAGCAATAAAACCAAAATAAGTATGTATGACAGTTATAACTTGGCAACCAGGACAATCTACTCCTTCTACTCAATCTAATTCCCCTGGTGTGGTGAATTGGATTCCTCAACCTGCTAAAGTTACTTCACCCTCAACAATAAAAGTAGGTCAAACTCCTCCAGGTGGATTTAAAATCGGAGATATATTTAATGCTGGACAAACTGCTATTAAGGCAGTGAAAGATTTTACTATTAAATATCTTCCCGAACAATACAAACAAGCAAAAGCATTGGGTTTAGATCCATTAAATGAGAAAGCTGATACTAGTAAAGTTTGGAGTACTTATTTAGATGATCTAGATAAAAGTACGGGTCAAGCAGGATTAAGTTTACGAAAAGTTTTTACAGAACCAACTGTTTCTAAAAAAGTAGGACCATTAGGTTCAACAATCGCACAAACAGGAGGAGCAATTGGAGCGCTTTTATTCCCTACCCATGCTTTAGAAAATTGGAAAGGAAACCCAGGGCAAGTAGCTAATATCGGTTCCATAAGTAAAGCATTAGATATTGCTTTTGAGACACTAGGTGAGGGAGGAAAAGCTGTCGGATATAAAATCGTTGATACGTTACATAATAATAAGTGGCTAAACGATCAACAAGCAAAAGATGTTCGTGAAGGTGTAGGGGATGTAGGAAGTTTGGTAGCACAACTTTTAGTCTTTGCAAAAGCAGGGAAACGACTTGAAGTTGATCCAATAAAAGCAGGGGAGATTATTCAAAAACATGGTCCAGTAGATGGAGCAGTGATTATAACAAAAGCAAAACAAATAGTAACAAAAAAAACAAACGAACTCACTCCTGGTAAAACTCACACGCCAGAAGAAGTGACAAATCACGTTATTAATTCAGGTATTCAAGACACTCCAGAAGGGAAAAACCTTTTAAAGACAGCAGCACAAGCGCAAAAACAAGGAGTTAATGTAACGATAGAAAAAACAATTGGTCAATTACAACAAGAACATCAAGCACTAGACCTTACGAAATATGAAAACGCCTATAACGCAAAAGATACTAAAACACTTGACGAATTAGCAACAAAATATCCAAATGATGCTCGATTTCAAGTTCATGTAAATAACTCAAAATCTAATATAAAAGTAACGAAAATAGGTCAAGAGATTGAAGCAAAAGCTATTGAAGATAAATTAACAACTGGTTACTCACAATTAGCGGGCTATAATTCTTCAACCTTTAAAGAACAAGCCAAAATGACTTCAGATTTCTTTAATAATCATTACGATCAAGTAGAAAAGATAATCCATAATCAAGCCCCTCTACCAAAAGACATGAAAGCTGGTGCATTTATTTCAGCAATGGAAGAACATCTTAAAAACAATCCTAATCCTGAACTTTTAAGAGATTTGGCTAAATCGAATGTTGTTTCAGAAACAGGAGAACACGCTTCAGAGTTAAGTTTCTTACGAATGAGAGATCCTTATTCTCCAATTTCTCTTATGAATAAAATTCAAAATGATCGTAAAGCAGTTATCGAAGAGAAAAATGGTGAATCACTGGATAAAACTACTACAAAGGAGATCAAAAAGATACAAGCTAAAGTAAAAACTCCTGATAAAAATGATTGGACTACTTTTATTTCTAGTATAAAATGTTAATATGTTTTGTTTAATACCTAAATACGTTGATAGCTTTCTAAAAGGACTCAAGTCTGGGGAAATTGACCCGATTAAGTTAAGTAAAATGGAAAGTGGAGATCGAAATACCTACTTAGGTAAGTATGTAGGAGAAAACGCGAAGGAAGTAAATGCGCTTTTTGAATCTAAATTACTCTTGAAGAATCAAAAACAAGGTTATATCACTTGGGCTAAGAAAGTCTCAGGTATCACTCTGGTAACAAGAAGAAGTTTAATAGACCGAATTGGACGAATGGATAAAATCTTAAATCCTGCTGATGAAAAAGCATTTCTTAAAGATTTAGCTTCGACAAAAATCGGTGCTGATATTAGCTTAGAAGAAGCACAAAAGTTAGGAGATCTTTCCTCAAAAGTTCAAGATGCTAAAAAAGATCTTATCGAAGATTCAACTAATCAGAAGAAACAAATCGCTTATGGTGAGAGAATTTTTGACATCCAACAATATCTTATAGAAATAAATCCTCATAAAGCGAGTATATTATTAAATCTCGCAGGAATACCTAGAAGTCTTGTAGCAAGCTTAGATTTTGTTTCCGCACCATTTAGACATGGATTTTTCTCGATGTCTGATCCTGCTTGGATTAAAAACTATCTTCAAATTCCACGACTTTTAATGAGTGAAAAAGCTTTTAGAACTCGGATGGGGAAGATTTATGGACATCCTTATTATGATAATTTAATTAAAGGAGGACTTAAAATCTTTCAAACAGGTGGAGAGCTTTCAAAACAAGAAGAACAATTTGCTTCAAACCTCTTAGATAAATTTCCCATTACTAAAGGTTCTAAGAGAGCTTATACAGGATTTTTAAATGGTTTACGAATGGATTTAGGAATTAAGTTATTAAAAGCAGCAGAACTTCGAGGAGATGATATCAGCGGCAATTCTAAATTAGTTAAAAACTTCTCAACGATGATAAATAATATGACCGGGGCTGGAAGCTTGGGAAAGTTTGAATCCGCAGCACCAAAGATAAATATGGGAATCTTCTCAGCAAGAATGCAGGTAGCAAGATTTAATATGCTTAATCCATGGACATACTTAAATCCTAAAACTCTTCCAGAAGCTCGTTTATTTGCTTTAAAGAATTTAGTCGGAAGTTTAGCGATTAGTGGAATTTTATTAGGATTGGCTAAAATGGCAGGCAATCCTGTCACTACCAACTCTAATAGTACAAACTTTGGAGAAATTAAAGTAGGGAATTTAAACATCGATACCACCGGAGGAAATAGGACTTATATCACTTTTCTCTCACGAATGTTATCAGGACTCTATGTGAGTCGAAGTGGGAAAACAACAAAATTAGATATAGGATCATATAAGCCTTTAACCAGAAAAGATCTTGTTGTGAGTTTTGCAGCCGGAAAAGTCGCACCGGGATTAGCTTCAGTATTAGCTGATTATTTACTTTCTACCCAAAAGACTATCCAAGCTCCTCGAATGGACGCATTTGGGAATAAAGTTGATGTCCCTAATGAACTTAAAAAACAACTCTTACCAATGAATATCACTAATGGCATGGATATGTTTGAAGCAGATCCTAACAATACAGCTCTTGGAATTATTTTAGGATTATTTGGTCTTCCTGTATCTACAACAAAGCCTAAATAAGATTAAATTTGACAAATGAATAAAATAAGAGAACAATATGGATTTAAACCTAAAAAAGCAGCGAAAATAAATTCAAGTTTATGAAATTTGATTATTTGATTACATTGCCTTTAATAAGAAAATCTTTTCTAAGAATAATTTTATTAATAATTAT